AATGGGCACAGGTAAAGATTTGGTGATGTTAGACATTGCGGTGTTAGACATTGCGGTGTTAGACATTGCACTGTTATAAATAATAATTATATTTTTAATTATAACAACAAAAACATAGTGCCTTTAGACCCGTGCGGATTTAAAATGAGCGTTTTCAGCATTTTTAGGCGTTAAAATAGAATTCATCCTATTTAGGAATGGTAGGAAAACAACACTCTTCCGATTATATATTAAGTGCCATAAACCATTATAAAAAGACTGGAAACTATACTGAAACCTGTGCCGTATTTGACTGTAAGCGACAAACACTAAAAAGATGGCATAACAAATACTCTAAAAGAATGCCTATAACTCGTAAAACCAGGAAAGCAGGAGCCTATAAAGTTAATAATGAGTTAGTGAGTTTTGCTAATAAGCGAATCAAGGAACATCCTGATATTTTTATAAAGGACTTACTTGACGAAATTAAGAAGAAGTTTCCTGATATTTCTATATCAAGGCAACATCTTGGAGAAATCATTAGAGATAATAATAGAACCAGGAAACGACTAAGGCACATACACGAACCATTAACTTATAGAGGTAAAGAAAGAGACCATAAAAAGGAGATTTCCGACTATTTAACGAAAATGAAGACTTATGATATTAACAAAATTATAGCCCTTGATGAAACCGGTATTTACGCGTCTTTGCACGGCACTTATGGTCGTTGTGAATTGGGTAAAAGGTGTGCTTATAAGACTACTGATAATAAGGTATTCAAGAAATACTCCCTATTGATTGCTATAAACACTAAAGGGGTTGTAGGATGGAAACTATATGAAGAAGGAGCAGTCAATTCTGACCGCCTAACAGAGTTTATAAGAGATAATATTACTGAGAAATTTGAAGATAACATAGTTATTATGGATAATGCTGGGTTTCACAAGACACAAGATGTAAAGCAAGAGATACATAAGAAGAATAGCTTTATCTACACAGTCCCCTATTACCCACGATCCAACCCCATTGAGAACTTTTTTAGTCAGTTGAAATACAATATCAAAAAGGATGCACCAACCTTTTACGCTGATATTAAGAAGGTAGTTGAAAAATCAATAGGTAAAATACAGGAGAAGAACTATAGGAACTATTTCTTATACGCATTTGATAAAGATTCTGTTAAGAAGATTTATACGCATAACTCAACACTGAAAAGAAAACCCAAAATATATAAAGATTGATAAATAGATGGAAGTTGTTGGGCGTGACCCTGCTAAACAAGCCCTGATAGAGGCTACTTTACAGAGTGTCAAAAGAAGCAAGGCATATCCTGATATAGAAAATAAAATTCGGTCAGGTATTTACCGAACAAATAGAGCGACAAGAAATCGCAATCGTGCTTTCCTTGAAAAAACGAAGGTACGGCTTACAAAGAAACTGGCAAAAGATAAATCAGGGCAAGTAAAAGGCGATAGAGCCAAAATAGCAAAGATTGATACTTTATTGCCTATAATGGAAGATGAAACAAATGTAGAAAATGCCAATAATGCAGGGGCTGAAGGTAATAATGCTGATAATAATGAATCGGCTCCCGAAGATGCACCTGTTCTTGCGCCTTTGGGACAACAAGAACCTATACTTGCTCCTTTGGAACATCAGGAAGAAGGCGATAATGATAATGGTGACGAAGAATTACAAGCAGGAGAAAATGTTATACCAAATAAACCTGTTATTCAAATGGAGAAGGGCTGCGATGAATTATTTGACCCGTGCACAAGAGAGCCTATTGAAAATGGTGATATTGATATTTTAGAAAAACGCGTGAGAGATATTAAGAAGCAACGATTACTTGATGTATTAGATAAAGTTGCTTTTCCTGATGATATAAAAAATAGATTAGATTTATTATTATTTATACTTAATCGTGATGAAAAACCAAATGAAAAACTACTTCAATATAATAATAACGGGCAACTCTATGAATCATATTGGGATATAGTTTTTACATTAGGGCTTATTGATACATTTCCTATAACTGAAGATTTTTATATGTTTAACGGAAAAATAGAAACTCTCACAAATATTGATGGCGAAGGGTTTAGTAATAACCCATTAACATACTTACAATCAAAGAAAGTTAATGAAGGTAGTAAAAGTGGCGCATCAGACATTACATTTGTTTATAAGAAAAATAAATCCGACTTAGATATTGACATATGCTCTTCAGATCCAACCATAAAAGTTTTACAGACTTGTAAAAAAGTCTCTATACTTGCGAAAGTAATAGCAAAAGAAACTCCACAATTCTTTTTCTGCTCGAGTAAGTATTTTAATAGGGATGCATCTAAGGGTGTAGACAAGTTTGATATACAGAATATATATACTGCAGCAAAATCATTAGACCAAGAATATGATAGAAAAATCATATTACTTGTAAAAGATAAAGGTGCTGTAGAAGAAAAATTAAGAAAGGCTATTCGTAAATACATTTCTGAAGAGGCAAGTTATGTGTACGGAATGAATGACTTATTTGCCTCATTAACAAGCCTGTATGATTATATACATAGCAAACATACTTCAGAAGAAAAACTTACTACAGAAATGCTTAATAGCATACTTAAATTGGAATCTCCTCCAAAACCTATTCTACGCTTACGCTTACATCAATACCTAGCTACTTATAAAATATGTGATTCAATAAGAAGTTTTGCTAAAACAAGAATAAGTAATAAATTTCTTGTAGGTATAGTTCCTAGAGGAGGTAAAACATTTATAGCAGGAGGTATTATTGATAATTTAAATCCTAAGCGTGTTGTTGTATTATTAGGTGCTTATTCTGAAACTCTTTCTCAGTTCAAAAAAGATTTATTTGAAGAGTTTCAAAATTTCAAGGAATATGAATGCATTGATGTTGTCAATACTACTGATATGGCGATAGACCCTTCTAAGAAATATATTTTTATTATGAGTGTTGAACTTTATAAACAAGTCGACAGTACAAGAAGACTATTACAAGAACTAAAAGGGGGGGCAAATCGTGCGGATCTGTTCATATGTGATGAAGCACATTTGAAACAGACTACTGCTAGGGCAGTAAAGCAAATGGAAAAAGGGACAGTTGCCGTGAAAGTTGAGGAGGAAGAAGATGTATCAGAAGAGGCTGAAGAATCGCAATTGACAGAACTGGATAAACAGATACAAGCCGATATTCCAGTAGTATATATGACAGGAACTTATATAAAACCTCTTAAGGCATTCAACATACCTGATGAAAATGTAGTTATATGGGATTATCAAGATATTCAACAAGCAAAAGAACTATCGACGAATGAGGAATATTTCAAAGAGAACTTTGGTGAATTATATGATAGAGCATTAGAAACCTGTATTTCATACGGGCAAACTTATGAGACTATTCAGCAACAATATCAAAAGTTTCCAGAATTATATTTGTTAACAACACAGTTTACACCTGATGCAAAATCCGCCTTTCTAAAGCAGGCAAAGGGCGGATTTCCAAGTATATCACATCTATTTGAAGTTCGAGTTGATTTTAATCCTGAAACTACTCCTCCAGAAAGATGGCACACAGGATTTACAAATCCTAAGGGTATGATACGTTTATTAAACTATTTAGCACCGCCGACACAACAATTAGAAACGATTGATGGTGTTGCTGTAGAGCCTATTCCAAGTGTGTTGAAATCTGTAGATAGTATCGCACAACGTATAGGCGATAGACTTGGCTATTTTACAAGCGAATTTGTAGCACATTCACAACTCTGGTTCTTACCTCATATGCAAAAGAACCCATTATATAAGCGTATGTCTGCGCTGGCGGGTTCTATATTCCAAAGTAGTTGGTTTAGAAAATACTTTCATATTGTTGCAGTATCATCGTCTGTGAAATGGAATATACCTGGCTCAGAACAAAATCGTATTTTAGTGAAGGCAACTGATGGATCGGATTCGTGTGGTACATTTTCTTGGGCGTGTCCTACAGGAGATAAGTCCCTAAAACAATGTTTATTAGACCAGGAGGCAGTCGCAAGAAGAAAAGGTAAGGGACTAATTATTTTAGCACAAAATATGTTGCACCTTGGAATATCATTGCCTTGTGTTGATATAGTTGTATTACTTGATGTAGGTGAAAAAGTAGATGAGCGTATTCAAAAAATGTATAGAGCATTAACTGAATCCACAAATAAGAAGGGTGGATATATTATTGATATGAATTATTTTAGGACAGTCACTGCTATTATGAACTATCAAATAACCGCTGAAAAAATGCGTAAAGGTAAGAAAAAAGTGTATGCTGGTGATATACCAAAACTATTCAATAAAGTCCTTGATATATTTTCTATTGACGATGATAAACATATTCTTCGTGCGGATATTGTAAAAGAGACATTACCTGAACTACAGAAACTTATTGAAACTGGTAAAAAGGCTGGAGATAGTATAATGTTGGAAGATGCAGGTTCTGCTTTGAATATAAACATAAAAAATGTAATGGAAAAGGGCTATAACCCTTCATATGATGAATTTCTTGGATTACTAAAGGAAGAGGAATTGAAACAAAAACAACTAAGGGCTGAAGGCGAAAATGTCGCGCGGGCAGAACATAATAAAGAGCCTGATAAAGAGCCTTCATATCCTGAGCCAAAAATATTTAGAGAAGGTGCTACAGAAAAACAAAGAAAAGAAGCATACATTGACATATTCAAAACTACGCTAAAACTTGGTGCGTTTGGAACAAACTCAAATGATGTAAAAGCACTTGAGGAAAAACTATCTACGGATGAAGAACTTAGACAAACACTTTATGACACTCTTATTAAGCGTGGTGCAATTCAAGAAGATAAAGTGAATGCAGATTTACAAAGAAATTTTATCATTGATATTATGATTCGCCCAGGATTAATTAAAATGATTGAAGAAGGTAGAAACTCATCTTACTATAAGATGAAGGAATCCATAGAGGATGAAGAAAAATATCCTGTGCATGTTGAAAAGGTACTGGATTATATTAAGGAACATTTAACTCCAAAGTCTGCGGAAAGACATAAGTTCGGCGAAGTCTTCACGCCGATGTCTTTGGTAAATGAAATGTTAGATACACTTCCTTCTGAAGTATGGGCTAACAAAACACTAAAATGGTTAGATCCTGCAAATGGCATGGGTAATTTTCCTATAGGAGTATTTTTACGCTTATTCTATGGGTTTAGAACTAAATCAGGTAAATATGTGGGTATTACGAATGAAGGAGATGGAGATTACAATCCCGGTCTGACTAAAGTGATAACAAATGAAGATTTACGACGCAAACATATCGTGAAAGATATGTTATATATGATTGAGTTAAACTCTAAGAATATTGCTATTTCAAGAACACTTTTTAAGAAATTAGCACATGAAACTGAGCCAAATATTATACAGATGCACAGAAAGGAAGGATTTTTAGCAGATGTTGAAATGAAGTTTCCTAATGGAACTGTTGGAGAGTTTGATATTGTTATGGGGAATCCGCCATTTCAAGGTGGTGCTGTTAAATCAGTTGGAACAAGAAAGGTAAAGCAAGAAAGAGCGGAACAAGGTATAGATGTTGGTAAAAACAAAAATTTATGGGTACCATTTATAAAAAAGATATTATCAAAACATCTTAAACAAAATGGATTTATGATTATTATTCATCCTGTAGGGTGGTTCAAAACTCACGGACCATTTCAAGATATACATAATATAATTTTAGATAAACAAATTATAATTCTCAAAAATTTTAAAGATTCACAACTGAAAGAAAAATTCGGAGAATCTGCTAATATAACATCAGCATACTATTTATTACAAAATAAAACATCTACTGAAAAAACAAAAGTTATAGATGTGAATAGTACAATAGGTGAAATAAAATTAAATAAAGAATACCCTATTATATTAGCATATAATAATATATTATATAAGATAATTGAGAAATGTAAATTATTCAAAGATACTAAACTATATCAACAAAAGTCTCTAAGCGTTGCTGAATGTAATAATTCAGGCACTAATAAAAATATTGCAGGAATTAATGAAAATGGGAAAATACTTATAGGAAAAAGTATAAAGAAACACCCATATCAAAGCGAGCCTAAAATATTTATTGATGGATCTTCTAAACTAAAATATTATTACGACAAAGATGGGGAATATGGCATAATAGGTCAAAATCAATTCTATGTTATAGGCGACAAACTTGAAGAGATTGAAATGTATTTTAAGACAAAACTATCAAACTTTCTTCTTAGAAATATAAAATATAGACAAAACTTTATAGAACCAAGATATTACCCTGATATTCGCACAATTGCACTTGAAAAAATTAATGATGATACTTTGGCAAACTATTTTAAATTTACAAAAGAAGAGCGTGATGTTATTAATGTCACTGAACCCCCTCACGCTGAATATGCATTTAAGGCAATAACTTGCGAAGAACTAAAGGGAGAAAAAGCAGAGGCTGGGGATTCTGATGCGGAGGGCGGTGGGAAACCACGCAGATTTACACGTAAAGTAAGACGCGTATAATCCCTTTATAACTTATATCATATATTCATATATTTTATGAACGTATGATGATATACAACCCAGTAAAAATTGACAATTTCCCGCCCTAAACCGCACTTAGCAAAATGAATACCCCATCTTACAAGTTCAAGAAGATGATTTGTGCCCACAACAGAGATGATAGGCATAAGATTCTTGAGCCGATTAAGAACTGGCTGATGCAACAGATTTCGGTAGATCCAATGGCTTCGGCGTGTTATGCGTCTATTCAAGAGGCATACCAGGTAAATAATTGGTCTGATAATAAGGCTTTCAAGGAACATTATCTGTGGCATATGATGTCAAACCACGATAGTTGCGTATCATTCCAGGAGATTGTTAAAGCAAAAGGCGTACCGATAAAGAATATTGCTGTAGCAATCAAGGATGCAAACTCAGAGCCACGCAAGGCAATCCCTAAGAAGATTCGCGGAGAGGCTTGGAAAATCCAGTTTGGTGAATCTACAAAGGGTTCTTGCTTCTGTTGTAAAAAGGAGTTAGATGTATTTGATGACTGGCACGCAGGTCATATTGTATCACATTCAAACAATGGAACAGATACGGCAATTAATCTAAGACCTGTATGTGGCTCTTGTAATCTCTCAATGGGGACTGAAAATATGGACGCTTTTAAGGCAAGATGCTATCCAAATTGAGTAGATTCACAAATGGGATAAAATCTTTTTTGTAGGCGATTTCTCCAAAAAACGCTCATTTAAAATCCGCACGGGTCTAAAGAGTAGTGCGATAGTTTGTTCCCAAAATAAAATAATTGACAATGGATGTCTCAGTGTTACTGGATGAGTTGATGGTCAATGTAGGAGCCTGGCTTGAGCCACCAATAGAATAAGAAAGGTGACCAAGGGTTCCACTAGGAACATTTCTAGTTAATAAAACCATATTTTCCTGAAAATATCGATTCAATAATAGAGGATTTACAAGAGTAGTATTTGTTCCATTCACCAGTGTCATACGACCCATAGCCGACCCAGGGTTGATTAAACCTCCCATGTAAATGGAGCTATCATTACCGTACATACCGACGTAATCATAAAATCCAGTGAAATTTTTTGGTACAGCCGTTTCAATGGCAGGGTTTTCACTGTCATTGTTAAAATTATAGTTCAAGGCATAGGCACCAGGAGCATTAAAGTTATTTTCTTTCACATCTGATACAACACCGACCATTCCACCTTCACCTCCATTGGGTCCGGTTCCGGAAACCGATAAAACGAATCCATTGGTTAATACAGGTGTACCAAGATTTGGGCGACCTGTGCTAGGGTCAACACTGGCATCGGATAGGTACACGGGTTTATCCGCGTTATTGATGGCGAAAAAGGGCCCATTAGGATTGATAAAGCCTGATAGGCCAGAAATTGGCTCAAAGACACCGACCATGTAGGTTGTTACACCATCACTAGCACCACGGAAATTGCCATTGGCTGGATTTAGCTTACGTCCATTTTCATAGACAATACGGCCCGTGGGACAGTTGCTAGGATTAGCGGCCGGATTTAGAGCCAAGGTACCGACCTCCTTCATCAAGGTTCTATCGAAACCATAACTGTAAAGGAAAAGTGCCTGGTCGTAGGGCATGGTCGAAATCCAGGACTTGCGCGTGACAGCAGGAGCAGCTCTTTCAGCAGATGACATTATAATTAATACATATATATTTATTCAATATATCGTAATAAAACACCGGTAAAATTGACTAAAACTAATGATTATAAAGACAAACAAAGCAAAATGTATTATCAACTACCAGCCCCAATTGCCTGCGGAATGCTTGGTGCTATAGCTGGATTAGTTGGTGGTGGTATGAATCAATGTTATCCTGTCTGGGTTGGTGGTGTTACGGGTTTGTCAATAGGTACAGCCATGAGCCTAATCGTTGTATGTAAACGTGAAGAAGCCTCTGCATCTCCACCAGTACCAGTACAGCAACCCATCTATATTATTTATGAAATATCAGGTCAGGATAAACACACGATTCCAGTCGCCCAAATAGTTGAGCCAATTAGACAAGTTCCGTCGATTTGACATACTTATGATAAATAGAAAATTAGAAAAAATTGAAATCAAAATAAACAGTAAATGAAAAGTCACAAACTTAGCCAAAGAAGCTAAAATGTTCCGCCGTTCTGAGCGCCTGTCTGCCAAGACCGCCCTGAACTACAAGGTCATGAACAACACGGGTGACAAGGTCCCCTATGTTTATAACCAGGACTACTTGCTCTTCACTCACGAAAGCAACTACATGGACTCAATCTACTATAGTGACCTTTCGGATGCGTATTCTGACTAAAAAATAAACAAATAACAACATTTTTCAGTAAGAACCAACGGTCGTATTTGTAGATGGAGCAATCTGTGTAGGACTGTATAATGTTATAGAAACTACCAATAAAGCAGACAGTCCAGCAATAGCAAAACAGCACAACATGAAACAGACAATTAAGAACCGTCTAAGAAAGCGCGAATTGGCAATGATAATTAGATGTTCAGTACGTTCTTGTGTTAAGCGTTCCTCATTGTGCTCCCGTTTCAGGCATATAGGGCATGTACCTGGTCTATTTTTATACCAATCGTTTATACAGTCACTATGAATGGGTGGATGACAATTACAAATCCCTTGATATAGTGTCGGTGCTGGTTCATCGTTGATACAGAAAATACAGGGTTTAGACTTAACATTGACATGAACAGGCGCTATTTCAAGCGTACTAACCTCCATATGACAGTTGATGTTTTGACAATCTAAATTTGTAAAAAACAGTATTCATTTTTATTAGCACCAGCAAATCATATAACAAACATCTTGCTCCGAAAACCACTTTAGCCCATTGCGGAATTTGTCGTGCTTATCTTCATCCCATGTACCTCCATACTTTTCAAAATCATCGTCAGCTACAATATCGGACCAATCAGGAAAAGAATCTACAAAGTGAGTCACGCTTGTATCACGCTCATCTGTTACAAGACGCGCATAAATCCTGAAAATTTTTCCACTCATACTGACAAATTCTCTATACATTTCTGGAATAACCTGAGGAGTGTCATATATTTTCTGGCTTTTACCGTAATAGTAGTGTCGACCAGTTTCTTTACAGATTTCCATCGTGCACGTCATATACATATGAAAGCCCATGATTGATTTTATAAGTAATTTAATTATAGAGTCAATTTTATTTAGCTAATTTAGGAATTCGTAAGTTCTCATACCAATTCACCATTTAAGTAGTAATTATACGTCGGCTTATAACCACCCTTTTCCGATTTCTTAAATATTTCGACCCGCGCACACGGATTTTTCTGAGAAACTTCAAGAGCCTCATCCTTGGATAAATACACAACAAGGTCATCCCAGTTTGTTCCATTATTCCACTCACACATGTTATTCATATATACATATATGTATAATAGCATGTTTGTGTGCTCCGTTGTCATATTAGTGCTGTCAAATTTTTTGTATATTGG